AACGCTACAGCGCCCTCACCATCATTAAACATAAGTTCATAATGGTAATATGCGTTGATGCGAAGTACAACGGTGCTAGCAATAGCACCACTAACTCCAACTACAGCTGTTTGCCAGCCGATATTGTCGAAGTTGGTCCAGGTGCTTGTGGCACCTTCCGTCTTCTGCCACTTTCGCGCATCTTCACCCATTGGCATGGGGATGATAAAGTGGTCTTTATCCAGCAACCTCGTAAGAGGAATGTCTTCACAGGTATCAGCAAATCGAGTAGACTTCACCACAATTCCCATACTAGTGTACGTGATTGGTGAAAATAACCTAATCTGCAACATTCCCTGCGTTGTCATAGCTGGTGTCGCCGTAGAGATCCTCAGACCCCAACTTGTAATTCTAAACCGGTTAACGTTGGTCGGCACGGCTGCTAAGATGCTTGCTGCTGCATTAAATGTAACAGTATCACCAACAGCACTGGCGTATCCAACGAAATTGTAATTAAACCCCGGATAAAACAACAACGCCCCATCTCCGGTGGCGTTGGACGTGATTGTGGCTTCCGCTCCATCAACAGACCAAACGTTACTCTTAACGAATGATCCATCAGGCCATTTGCCACTCAAGGCTTCTGGACAAAATGGATTGGTTACCGAGCAAATCTGATGCGCTATCATAGCGTTACCAGTGTGTGCTCCTTTCGAGGAAGAATTCGCGCTCTTCTGCGCTGGCTTCTTCTTGCCTACCTTGACGGGTTTCACGCCCTTCTTCTTCATCGCTTTCATTGCAGAAAATCAAGAAACAACCACTCAAGTAGAAAACGATTAGGGATAATACAAAATGTACGTCCGAAATCATATATCGACTTTAAATGGGAGTTCAGCGTTCTCCTCCCGTTTCAGCAACTTAAACGCAAGAGCGTTAGCCTTGTAGAATAGGCTTGCCCCCGGGTGGTTGCGAACATGGGAATAAATTCCCAATAACGCGTCCACTTTGTCCTGTACCACTATTGCATTATACAATGGTTTAGCAAGACCGTCGGGTTTCCTACACCACCTGACTTTTCCATCAGTCTCGTCAACATAGTCTGTAAAGACCTGCGAACAAAACTTAACGGCGTCTAGGCTTTGAGAGACTTGATCAGTTATCTTAAACCCCAACTTGACATAGACATCGGCCTGTCCCATATCGAGCGACACACAGTCGTCACCATTGGTGGCGCTGGGTAGCTCTTCTGGGTCTAGCTCTTCAAATCCATTTATCGTATCGGCCAAGGCAGCTCTTGTGTCCGTATTCTCAATATGAGTAGTGAACTTCCCACTCGCCGTGATGTGGAAAGGTGGATTAAACACCTCTCCAGAGGACGTGATGCATAAAGCAGCACCCTCCATAGCAACATAACACCTTATAAGGTGTGTCAAGTCGCAGTCCATCTCAGCCACGCAGTACTTCATGTAGGACTTGTACCAGGCATGTGACATCCAGGTTCTCACCTGGTATTCCCACCCTTGCACATCATCCGACACAACTCCAACTCCCTTCTTTTCAGCTAGGGCGAATAGTTTTGAGAAGCTATTTCTAGCGAGCTCCAACCCTTCCACACTATACATATCAAGACCAACTTTATGTTGGCACTCGGACCAAGTATCTTTGAGTGCTCCTACATAGTCACCAAACAGTAATCTTCCGATCACGTTCATGACCACTGACACGCCAAAGATCAACCTTGCAATCTTTCCCTCATCTGTTGGTTCCATCTTAACGAAAGCCATAGTGGGCCACGACGCACCACTACCAAAAAGCCCAACTCTGTCCTTTAAGTCAACCTTTTCTATGTCCATGTCGAGCCACTTTCTCAGTGTTTCATTCACAAGGTCATATACTATATCGACGTCAAGATCTTCGTTAGTCTTCGCTAAATAAACCAAGGGGTACCCAGGGCTACTGTCCTTATTGACACTTGCCCATACCACGTCGAAAACATCTCTGTCAACGACCTTATCATAATCACTCCACCAGTCTAAGCTGTGTGCTGACTTACTTGCAGGTAAACCCTTCTTGGCTCTCGCCAGCTTCCGTTGGATGAACAACCTATCCATCGCTTTCTCGTACCTAAGAATAAACTCAGGTGCGGGTTTTACTTCCCATCTCTTTCCATCCTCATCAGGAGCCGAAAACCTTGTCTCGGCAGCCCGCTGTAGGTAAAACACAAGGCGCCCTCGCTCCACATCACCACCAGTAGGTGGGAGATGGAGCTTGAGCAACTTCTTGTGCAAACCAGGGTCTGCTTTGTCTAGGTCTCTGACAGTATTCAAGAACTCTTCGCCAACCGCACTGAAGCAAGTTGTAGCTCGAGCTCTCTTAACTTCGCCTTCAGCTTCTTGTGCGCACTCTTCTTCTTTGAGATTGCACCATCTGCTGATGGCGTCCCCAAGCTTGCCACTGGCTTCTGCTCGGAGGAGTCCGATTGCGACGGGATATCGCGCTGGACGACGTGTTCCCCCACGCCCTTTGACTTTACCGACCCATCCAAGGCCGTCGTCTGTGTGGGCATATTCATACAACCGTTTAACGCTCTCGAACCGCCAGGTTCGGGCAGGCTCGTCGGCTTCTGGTTCGGAGTTTTCTTCGACATCGTCGACAATTCCGTCATTAGCACTGACAAATTCTTGCTCGGTTGCCCCTTGGGGGAGGGGATTGGGGAATTGAGTACTTGTTTTGCGCTCTCCAGCGCCGACACTTTTAAACCACTATCCTCAAAGATCACTTTCATGTCCTTCGGTGACAATCGCTTGGGAGCCCCCTCGAAATCGACGTTAAGTCCGCCTAGTCGCGACTTGCGCAACAACTGCTTCCTAGTTAACTCCAACTCATCCAAGTCATCATCCTCATCACCCCAAAGGGGGTTTCCGGCATCTGACCTGCCTCCCGGCATTTTGAACTCGTTGCGTCCCGTCTCTTCTCGATGTTTTCCCTCCGACCGATCGCGCTTAGCGACTTCCTTTGCAAATTCTTGCTGTTGGGCTTTCGCCTCCCAGGAATGCGGAGTTTCAACCTTTACTCCCTCCATGCCAGGTTTAATGTCTTGGAACTTAACGCCCGCAGCGGCATTGGTAATACCAACTCCTGCTTTGAGCACCCTCTCCCAGTCCGACGCGAACCACGGTGTGGCCACATGGACATTTGCTCTAATCTCTGGCTTGCTGCCGATATGAATCCCGACGGGCGAACCCCCCTGGAAAACCGGTGCCCCAGAATCTCCCCCATGCGTATTTGAATGCGTGGAGAAAATGTAGGGGTTTTCAGCGTTGGCTGCCCAACTTGCCTGATCGTAAGAGCAGTGGAAGGATTCCGTCTTGAAATCAAAACTGATCACTTCAGTGCCTGCTTTAGGCGTGAAGACCTTAAACTTGGTATCTTTCACGCCAAGGAGTGTGGCCGTATTTCCTACGTGTAGGACCGCAACGTCCAAATCTTCGAGCGATCGTGTGTAGTCCTCATCAATAGCAACCTGCAGGCAATTCTTCCCCGGCACCCTAACAAAGACCTTACACTTCGAGTCGTTCCTAGCTGGTTCGACAACGTGCTCCGCGGTGACATAGTGTTTCCCGCAACGTACGCCCAGACCTCGATAAACTGGTTCACTCTTACTAAACATCCCATCTTCTTCAAATGTGACGTAAATCAAACGATCCCGTTCATCGGCTTCTTGAGTTTAACACTCAATGTCCCAGCGCCAAAAGCCGCCTCCTTCCTCACTCCTTTCTCATCCAAGCCTTGGTACGTATAGTCCGCCAGCTTGAAGGCGATCACATCAGGGTAAACCCCTTTGCGACCGAAAACCCTCACGTAAAAGTTCTTGAATAGCTGCCATTGTGAATACACGAACCACATAACTGAAAGTAAGTAGCCGATGCTCATAACTTCGGTGTATCCAACATATGCAACAACCTCATGCCATAGGCCAATGGCCTTGTACATGTAGTAAGCAAGC